GGGTCGTTAATATTAGCTAATTCATCAGCAATTTTTTCAATAGCTTGTGGATTCTTTAATTGAGTTTGTTGCTGCTGAGTGTTTTGAGCAGGTTGACTAGTTGTAGTTGTGGGTTTTGGCGCAACCCCTGCAGTTTGCTGCTGTTGTTGTCCGGTGACCGGTAGTTGTTCTTCGATTCTCTTATAAACGGCATCAAATTTACTCATATGTATTATTTAATCAGGAACAGTTAATTTCGGCGCGTATTTGGCGAAGGGCTTACAATTCTTTATCATTAATTAGGGGTGCCGCTAGATAAATCAACTACACCTAATGAAAAAGTTTTAGATTTTTTATTTTTCTTTTGAAAGTTAATAAGAGAATTCTTATTCAAAAATTTCTCAAGTTTTGAACTTACAAGTCTATTATTAGATAGAGCTCTTTGTACCGCATATTCCGTGTCCGGAGAATCGAACTGGCGTACTTTAATCCAAGGCACAGGAAGTACTTTAAGAACATTTTGTAAGTGCTTATCTGTAAAACCTACTTCCTTTGGTAGAGGGTATACAACAATAACTTTTGGATACTTGGTATTACATTTTTGATACCCGTAACAAAATTTCTCCAGACAATAATGGTAAAAGAATTTTTGAATATCTTTAGATTTAAAACTATAAGGAATTTTATATTTTTTACAAAACTCGTATGACTCTTTAAGAGCCTCTACAAAATAAGGATAAAAATCTATGCCGCAAACCCGAGATTTAGGATATTCTTTAAAATGCATTATTGTAATAATGCCTGAATTTGCTCTAGAGTCAAGCCATCTTTAATCGCATTATCAGTAGTTTCATGAAGTTGGGCAAAAATATCATTTATTTTTTGCTCGTATTCTAAAAACGTTTTATGGTTCTCTTTATTATACCCGATTTTAGAAGCATTTTCTAAAATTGCAGTTTGATTTATAAGATCTAGCTTTGAACCAAGATATTTTTTTATTTTAATAATTGTTTTAGTTTCTGAAGAATAAGCCGCTAGTTCTTGTTCAGTTACCGGCTCTTTTATTTTATCTCCTTTTTCGTTTATTACGCCGAGTTTATATGCTTCAAAATCTGTAAAATTTTTGTTAAGTTGTTGAGTTAAAAATTTATTCTTTAAAGATTCGTTAAACATCTTATTATAATCTATACCATGAAGATGAATATCGGAAAAAGGATTTAACCGGCATCCGCGACCGTATGATGTTGAACCACAATAAGAACATTTTTTAGGATCTTCTGGATGAAAGTGTATGCCCTTTGGTGCATACTTACAACCTTTACCATAAGATGTAGAATTACAGTACATACATCTGGAAACAGGCTTAAAAGCAGTAACTTTCTTTTCGTCAATCAATTCCATTATGTATTATTTAAGGAGGCTCTTAGGTGGAGTCCCGATACGAACATTAATAATTCCATTATAATAATCATCTCTTCGAAGAACATCTCGAGCTATTTGTTCCTTTATTTCCTCGTAACCTAATTCCCATTTTGAGCCACATACCTTTAGAATACGAAACTCAAAGTTTTCTTTACCGTGTTTTTGAATATCTTCGTTTAATTCATTAGATGATGAAGTATATGTCTTCCAATCTGATTCTTTATGATCAATTCTATTACGAGTTTTACCTTTAAGAGGTTTACGTTTAATTTTACGAATACACTGCTTTTTACCAATATATTTTTTACCACTAACCTTATTAGTTATTTCATAAATGAAGCCAAACATGTCTTCATGTACGCAAACGTTTTTATTAATAAGCCAGTGACCAGTATCCATAAAGGAAGATTAGCGTTTCTTTTTACGCTTTTTCTTGCCTTTAATTAAGCCTCTACGAGTAATTATACCACCGTACAAACTTTTAGCTATACGTGTATCCCCTGGTGCGTAAGTGTCTCCAGAAAATTGCGTAGCTGTAGCTTGCACACCTGACCCAAAAGCTGATGCAGCCCCACCCGCTACATTTTCTTCATTTAACACGTCTAATATTATTTGTTCTAAATTAATCATTTTTTAACTTTTACACACTTATTAACTCTAGTATCACCTTTAAGTTTAGTGCCCGATCTACGATAACCTTTCCAACATTTTGGATCTAATCTACGCTTTTCTTCTTTTTCTGCTAAAAATTGCCTAAAGGATTGCATATATATTATTTAAGTTGTTTCCTACCTAAAAGAAGCTATTATAAGAGGTACTAATTATGGAAGACCAAAGGCAATCACCGATTTTGTTAATCGAAAGATATAACGAAGAGATCAAAAAATACGTTACCGTTGACGAGTTTAATATGAAGCAGGTTCAAATGGATTTGCCCGCTACTCGTCACTATTGGGTCGGTCGACTAATGTTTCATAAACAAGAGATTTTAAAGCTTAAAAAGCTCAGAAAAGAAGCTCAGAAGAAAATTGCTGATAAACTCGAACATGAATCACCTGTTGGGCTTAATCCGAAAACTTTAGAACAGGCTCAACAAAACCACCCTCTTATTGCTAAGATTGATGGAGAAATTGCTGAGCATGAACTTGTTGTTGAGTACCTTGGTAAGATTGAAGCTAACTTTAGATCTATTTCGTTTGACATTAAGAATCTTATTGAGATTGTCAAACTCGAAACTACGTAATGGTAAATGTAACGTTTGATTATGATACTTCTCGCAAAAAAGGTATAATAGTTTCAGACTATCTTCCTAATATTCGAGAACACTTTTCGGTTGAAGACACACAACAAGTCTTTAAGCGCCGCTACGCTATTGGTTATAGACCACAAACAAGACAATATGCTATAACCCCTCAGGGCAGATTTGAACCGAGATTATTATTTTCAATTTTAGAATTTTTACAAAATCAAGATATTCAGTTTAATATAGAACTAACCGATAAGTTTAAAGACGTAATAACTATACCTACTCTAAAAGAAGAGCTAGTAAAACTAAACCTAGACCCAAGAGACTATCAAGAAGAGTCAGTTTTGGCTGCCATTAAAAATAAATCAGGAGTTATCGTCTTACCGACATCGGCAGGTAAGACACTTGTAATAGCCTTACTTGTTAAATCAATTCAGGCCCAGTACGATTGTAAAACCTTAATACTAGTGCCTGATATTCAGCTTGTAGCACAAACTTATTCTGATTTTCTTGAGTATGGAATACCTGAAAATGAAATTACTAAGTGGACTGGTTCAATAGAGCCGAATAAGAACGCTAAGATAGTAATTTCAAATGCACAAATTTTACTTTCCGAAAAACAAGATCTTTCTTTATTAAAAGATATAAAATTACTTGTTATCGACGAAGTACACAAAATTCGTTATGGAAACAAAATTAATAAAGTGGTGGAGCAAATTCCTGCACTATTTCGCTACGGACTTACAGGAACTCTGCCAGACAATAAAATCGACCAGTGGAACATATTCGGAAAGATAGGTAAGGTAATTTACTTTAAACAGTCTATTGATCTTAGAGATCAAAATTATATATCACAAGTTCACGTTGCTGCTTTAAAGTTAAATTATAGCAATGTACCTCAATTCACTATCCCTTCAATGCATAACCCAACAGCGGGTTATGAAGAAGAGATAACTTGGCTGCAAACTAATAAATTTAGAAATGATATTATAACCAAGCTTGTTAATAAACAAGATAAAAATACTCTTATTATGGTTGATCGTATTGCCCATGGAGAAGAGCTACTAAGAGTGCTTCAAGAAAATACTAACAAAGCTGTTCATTTCGTTCATGGTGCGGTAGAGATTGAAGAACGGGAAATGATCCGTAAACTTATGGAAGAACAAGATAATGTTGCTTGTATCGCTATTTCAAAGATCTTCTCAACCGGTATTAACATTAAAAATCTTCATAACATTATTTTTGCTGCTATTGGAAAAGCCCGGATTAAAATTATTCAGTCAATTGGTAGAAGTTTAAGAAAACATGCTAGTAAAAAACGAGCCACTATTTTTGATATTTGGGATAATCTTCGTTACGGCAATAAACATGTCGTAGAACGACTCAGTCTCTACAATCGTGAACAAATA